ATCATAATCAATTTGTCGGACTAATTGCTCATTTTTATCGCTTAGTTCACGCAAGCGTGTTTCTAATTCGATTTTATCGATATTTTCGAGCGACTTACAATTAGTTTTATATTTCTGTAAATTAAAAATGTAAAGTGCGAGAATTATTGATAAAAGCACGGCACCAAGTTTTATAAGTCTTTTGTTGTTGTTAGATATTTTCATATTTTATTTAATTGTTAATTTCAAGATGTTATCAATTTCTAGTAAAGTTTCAAAAGTTAATTTACCAAAATCAAACTTTTTAAATTTATTAACTAATACTTGTTTTTGATAACCTTCTTTTAACTCTTGTGTTCCCAAAAGAAACTCGATCCGATCAAAATTATCTCTGATTTTTGGAACTTCGCAACACTCTCCATCGACAACATCAATTTTAAATTTTCTCCCTTTGCTAGTAATTGCAAGGGTCGGCGTTGTTCTAACAACTGTTGTCCAAGAGTAAAAACCTGAGTCGCCTCGCTCATAAATTCTGTCGCCTATTTCTAATTTTTTCATATTTTTTATTTTAAGTTAATATTATCGCAAGAAACATCGTAATATTTCGTGCAAGCGTAGTTATAGTAAGCTTCAATCGATAGTTTATTATTTTTGTTTGTGTAGAAGTGCGAGAATAAACTTAGTGAAATTATTGCGAATAAAAGAAAGATTTTAATCATTCTTACCTCCGAGTAATTCATTTAATTTAAAACCAGATGCTTTTTCAAATTCGGCAACTACTTTTTCTTTATAAGTTCTTTCGCCCCGCCAAAAAAAGATTGTATTTTCAGGAGCAAACATTTCTTGAGCTTGTTTTTGCCAAAAATTTTTATTATTTTCTAAAATTTTGCATTGAGTATCCGACAATGTTTTTTTTCTTTTTAAAAAATCAAATTTAAGTTGTTTACTCATCTTGACCTCCAAGTAATTCGGGATTTTGGTAAATGTTGCCGATAATATATCCACCATTGCTAATTGGTTTAAGATTATAATTGCCGTTGATATCATATTTTGTTTTAACTAAATCATTTCTAAATTTTCTCCAAACTTTACCGTTTTTAAATTCAAAACCGTCTAAATAATACCCCACATCAAAATAATTATAACCATCATTGAATTTTACCGCTCCGACTCTTTTATAATTAGCGTCTAAGTCATTGTTATAATATTCTTTTAAAGAAAGTATATCTCCAAGAAAAATTGGGTTTTCATTAGCATCAAGTAAGCCTATGAATTGCACCCTCGCAATTAATTTATAATCTTTTAACAACGGTTCATTTTCCAAAACTGTAAATTGATTACCCGATTCAATTTCATCAAGCGTAAATATTTCAGTGATAAAATTTGTTTTTGCTGGGTTTGACCAAATGTATTTGAATTTATTTTCTCTAGACATTTTTCCCCCTTTTTACAGTTGCTATGCCATTAGCGTCGGCGATTCGTTTAATTTCCCGCTTAGTTATCGTAAAGTGATAATTGTTGCTTTCATCAATTAAAGATTTTGTTCCACCTACGCTACCGTTTCTAAGCTTAAGGGCTTCTTTTACTTGCGTTTCAACTGTAATTTCTAAAGTTGATCTATGTTTAAGTTTTATAATCATTTTATTTATTAGTTAAAGTTAATAATTCTTGTTCATATATTGACAACAATTTTGATATATCATTCATCATATTTTCCCGATTTTTTTGAAAATCTGTCAAATTATGTAAATCTAAATTTAGCAATTTTACTTTGTTAAAAATATTTAAAGCCCGATTTATTTTTGCTTCGATTTTATTTATTTTTTTTTGTCGAGCAATTTCAATATGTCGATTTTTATATTCAGCTCTACGAATACGAACTCTGGCGCGGTATTCTTTAACCGTTTCGTTTCTGATGAAGTTAAAATTATATTTTGAAATCATAAATATTATTTTAAAATTTGGTTAATAAATGTATCGACTAAAACCGCCGTTAGTAAAAGCCAGAAGCCGTAAAAGTGAAATTTGTCTAACCGTTGTTCGCGTTTACGATTTTGTTTGTTTCTCTCGCTAATTATGTGCTTGTTTTTTTCGTAGTGTTTTTTTGAATTTTCTTTTTGTTTTTTTGTTGTTTTCATATTTTTTTAAGTTAATTGTTAATTATCATTAATTTTTGATAATACTCTCTTATTGTAGCTTCATATTTTGAAATATCTTTTTTTCTGTCTTCAATATATTTTCGATAATCTGCAATTTTTGTTTTATAAAAACATTCTTTCAAAATTTCTTGATTTTTTGAATAAAAACACTCTTTATACATATAGCATTCTTTTTCAATTTCAGATTTATCGCATTTTATCGAAAAATCATCGTTATAACAAATTTCGTTATCTTTCAATTTAATTGAATGTATTTGTAATTGCCCTACTTTTTCAAAACGCTTATCGATACAATAAACAGTATCCCCAATATTGATTTGATTTTTCATATTTATAAGTTAATTGTTAATATTCCAAGTTTCAGCAATTACAGCGTGAAGCTCTTTAGCGTTGAATTCTAATTTATTTTCAAACTCAACTTTATATTTTTTTGTATCAAGCGATTGCTTGAATAAAAAGATTGCGATTAAAGCGATTGTGAGAAATATTTTATACATAATTATTTAATTTTTTCTTTGCTTAAAACTTTAATAATGCTTGCGTCTCTAGTATATTCATTAAATTTTCCATTTCCTAAATCTTTTTTAAAAAAAACGCCTTTTACATAACAATCTATTAGATCTGTATCTTTTTCGCGAATCACTTGACCGATTTCTTTAAAATTTGATTCGACAGTAAAAATTAAACAATTGTCTTTAATTTTTTGTATTTCTATATCGATTTCATAAAGATATTTGTTTAAAATTTCAAGCTCTTTTGCTTTTGAGTCTCTTATTTTTTCGACGGTTTCGCGTTCGTTTTTTAAATTTTGTAAATTTTTCATATTTTTTATTTTGAGTTAATATTTAAAGTGCTTGTAATTCGTTGAAAATTAAATCAACGTTTTTTTTAAAAGTTGCGGTTTTTATAAAAGTTTTTACTTTTAATTCTTGAAGCTCAAAACTATCATTTTTATTTTCTTGTGCTTTTTTGATTGCGTCAAATGTTGCCATTTTGACCGCCATTTCAATTTTTAAATTTACTGATAAGTCTTTCATATTTTTTTTTATTTGAGTTAATATTAATTATTTTCTTTTTTTATTAGTGAAATCATTTCTTGAAAAATTAATAAATCCAATGCAGTTAAATTTGCAGGATTATTGATTTTGCTTAAAGCTTCAAGATGATCATTTAATTCTTTTTGATTTTCGAAAATTATTGATAATGTGCTAAATAATTCTTTCATATTTTTAGATTTTGAGTTAATAAGCGGGTTATGTGGTGGTTGTTAGTAATTATTCTTGTAAAATATAGCCATCTTTTATCCAGCCGTTTCCATCAACTACCGACTGCGTTCCGTCTTTATTTATTTTAGTGTCAAGTATAAATGTATCTACTGCATTAAAAAAATTTATTGTGAATTCTACAAGCTCAAAAGCTACGGTGTCGCCGTGCTCTTTTTGTTGATTTGCTGGAATTATAGTTTTTCCTAATTTTTTTATTTTCAAGTTTTTCATATTTTGTTTTTTTTGAGTTAATATTAATTGTTAGTTGCTAATTTTGATAATGTTTCCGACTCGAAAAATAAAACGATTGTTTATTTTTGATTTTGTGAAACTGATATTTAAAAATTTAAAAGACATATTTTTTTGTTTTAAAGTTAATATTTATTTTGAAATTGAAAATGTTATTGAATTTGTTTCAGATGCTTTTGCAAAATCTTGTAATAACTCTTCGCATGCATCGAATTCATCATCTGATACATCTTTTAAATCAATATCGTTGTTAGAACAATATAAACATAAATTATCATAAAATGGATTTACTCCAATTTTCAAAGTCATTACTTCTTCACTGCGCTCGATAGCTTGCTCAAGATGATATGAATCTTGTAAATTATTGATTTTTGAATATAGTTTGTTCATAAATTTTCCGTTTTCAAATTAATATTTGAAATAAAACTTTTTTATTTCGTTAGACACATTATGAATCATTAAATTACTAATGTCAAGCGAATAGATGAATTATTTTAATGATTGTTCAAAATGGGATAAGACTAGAGAGACAAGGGCTTACGGGACTATTAAGAAATAATGATAAAAAAAAGATTAAAAATAATTTGTGAATAAAATGATTTAGAATGTGATTAATATTAGTGAATTATTAGAAGTTAATAAGAGTTAATTTGGGAGAAATGATGTCAAGAGAAAAATAAGGGTTGTATCAAAATAGAAAAATAGAAGTTATTAAAAGATATATAATATAATAATTTGACAAATCCAAAAGTTGTGATAAGATACAAAAAAACAAAAACAAAAATAAAATAAGGAAAAAAAGAGTTAAAGACAAGCTTTAAACTCTTTTATAAAATAAAAAGCTCTTTCTTAATTGTGTATAGTGTTTTTTGAAGATTGTTAAGAATCTTTTTTAAAAAAAGTATTTTTAGCAAAATTAGCATTTGCTAGCATTAGCTATAAATTAAGTTTACATAATCTATTAAAAGAAATCTATTGACAAAAGAAGTTTACATAATTAATTTAAAAATAATTGTGAGAGTGATAAGATTTATTATTGATTCAAAAAAAATGATTAATGATAAATTGAGATTTAATTTGATATTGATAATGATTGATTATGATTAAAAGTTTTATCTTACTCTAAATATCACGCACGCGCGTTAACTAATTTGTAAAAAAATGCATGATTTAAAAGAAATAAAAAAAAAGGAATTATCTAAAGCTGATTCATTTGAATTATTGTCTAATAATTTAGATTACGTATTAAATCAAATTAGTAAAAATGTAAGCTATGCTATTCTTGCAAAAGAATTTAATATTAATGTAGCAAATCTTTGCTTCTTTCTTAATCAAGATGAGATACGCGAAAAAAAAGAAGTCGCTTTACAAATAGCTTCTTACAAAATAATCGACGAAGCTAAACAATATCTTGAATCTATTGAAGCTGATGACACTAATGCAAGTGTGCGAAAAAAATGCGAGCTATCACAATTCGCAACATATATTGCTAAAGTTAAAAATCCAAAAGAGTTCAATTTAAATTATAAAGAGCAAATTAACGAACAATCGCAAGTAATGCCAAAACTTGAAATAATTCTTAATAATAAATAGTGCAAATTTCACTTCATAAACGCCAATCTGACTGCTTCACATCTACAGCGACAGAAATCCTCTACGGTGGAGCGGCGGGAGGCGGAAAGTCTCATTGTATGAGAATTATCGCAATTTTTTACGCTCTTAGTGTTTCAAATATTCAAATTTACTTGTTTCGTCGATTGTCGGAAGATTTAAAAAAGAATCATCTAGACGGCTCGTCTGGCTTCACTAGTCTATTAAGTGAATATATTGAAAATGGATATTGTCGCATTAATGCATCGACTGCACAAATTATCTTTAAAAATGGTTCTAAAATCAATCTATGTCATTGTCAATACGATAAAGACGTTCTAAAGTATCAAGGAGTTGAGATTAACTTGCTTCTAATAGATGAGTTAACACATTTTAGCGAATATATATATAAATTCTTAAGAAGTCGCGTAAGACTTGGTGGTTTAAAAATTCCTAACAATCTTAAACAATCTTTACCAAAAATTATATGCTCTAGTAATCCCGGGGGGGTTGGTCATGAGTTTGTTAAGTCTTATTTCATTGAAAATAAAGAATCGATGAAACTCTATAGAATGCCAAAAGAAGATGGCGGAATGCTTCGGCAATTCATACCCGCCAAGCTTTCAGACAATCCAACAATGACTGAAAATGATCCTTTATACGCTGAGAAACTTTTAGGTCTTGGCGGAGCTTTAGCTAAAGCAATGCTTGAGGGTGATTGGGACGCTATCGAGGGGGCTTATTTTGATACTTTCGACGCTTCAAAACATGTGCTAGATTATGTAAATATCCCGCATGATTGGTATAAAATCCGTGCGTTCGATTGGGGCTACTCTAAACCTTTTTGCGTGTTATGGGGTGCGGTGTCTGACGGCTCACTCGTTGATTGTGGAGGCGTTAAGCGTTCCTTTCCCCGTGGTGCAATTATTATTTATCGCGAGTTCTACGGTTGCACAGGAAAAGCGAATGAAGGGTTAAAAATGGGAAGTGCTGAAATTGCTAAAACTATAAAAGAATTACAAATGGGCGAAAAAATGGATGACATGAGAGCCGACCCCGCGATATTTGATGTTTCATCTGGTCAATCAATATCGAATCAGTTCGAAGCTCAAAATATTGGTTGGCTTCCTGCTGACAATAAACGAGTAGCGGGTTGGCAACAAATAAGAGCTAGACTATCTGATAATGAAGATGGAAAGCCTCTATTATACATTACTAAGAATTGCCGTAATTTGCTTAGAACATTGCCATTAATGCAATATGATAAAAGTAAACCCGAAGATTTAAATACTGAGATGGAAGACCACGCCGTTGATACTTTAAGATATTTATGCATGACAAGACCCGTTGTTGTTGAGATTAAAAAACCAATGACAATGCAAGAATCAATGGATTATCAACTCCAAGTGCAAAGATTAATTGATGATATAAAGAAAGAAAATTTACTATTGACAAAGAAAAATAAATAAATATTATAAAAAAATATGAACATGAATCAAATCGAAACACAAGACGAATTAACTACAGCAAAAGGCGAACGGGCTCTAGTCGAAATTTGGAAACGTGAAATTGACAATGCTAAAAAATATCACGAAAAAACCAAAGAAACGGCTAAGAAGTATCAAGAAATTTATGAGTCCGAAGAGTCTGAACAAACAAAAGCTGAAATTAATAATCAATTTCCAATCTTTTGGAGTAATACGCAGGTTTTACGCCCACTTCTTTTTAGTAAGCTTCCCAAAATTAACATAACTCAAGCAAATTACAACAACAATGAAATTGCTAGAATTGGAAGCGAACTAATTGAAAGATTATTAACTTATCTACTAAAAGAATCTGACGCTGAAAATCAAATTGAAAAAATTAGAGATACTTTTTTAGTCCAAGGTATTGGTATTCCTCGTATTGTGTTTGTTCCACCTGAGCCGATCGAAACTAAAATTAAAAAGAAAAAAGAAAAGCCAGAAACTGAAGATAAAAGCGAAAATGAAGAGGGAGAAACTCCCGACATGGAAGAAGAATCAATTTATGATGTTGATGAGTCAAAAAAATCATTTAAAATAGAATTTGTTGATTATCAAGATTTTCTTAAATCAACTGAAAAAGAATGGGAAAGATTACGCTGGATTGCTTTTAAAAAATATTATTCCCGTCGAGAGTTAATTGAATATTTTGGTAAGAAAGGCGAGAACGTCCCAATGACTAACAAAAAATATGAATATCTTGGCGAACAAACCGAAGATTTATATAAACTTTGTGAAGTCTGGGAAATATGGGACAAAGAAAACAAAATTTGCCATTTCATTACCTTTTCTGACGATGGATATGTTTTATCTAGCGAGGAGGATGGATATAATTTAAAGAATTTCTTCCCGATTCCTATGCCGATGGGGCTTAATGAATCAAAAAAATTATTACCTTGCCCGCTTTACGGAAAATATAAGCATTTAGCCAATGATTTAAGCGATGTTCACGACAGAATTGCAAGTCTAGTTAAACAGGCTAAATTTACTGGTGCCTATACTGGACTTGTAGAAATGAGCGATGTTGAAAACATTATGAACGGTGATGATGGCGAATTTAAACCGCTCAAAACAACCGCAAACATTGATGACGCAAGAAAGCTTGTTGTATTTAAACCATTAGCTGAAATTGCCAACACTATCACAGTTTTAAGACAAGAAAAACTTGCTTTAAAAAACGATATTCAAGAAATTACAGGATTAAGTGATATTGTTAGGGGTTATTCAATAGCTTCAGAAACCGCAACAGCTCAACAACTTAAGGGCAATTTTGCAATTAGTCGAATCCAACCATTGCAAAAAGAAGTTGAATTTACTATTAGAGATACATTGAGACTATTAGCTGAATTAGCCGTTGAAAAGCTTTCTATGAATGAATTAATGGAAATTACGGGCTTAATTTTACATGATGTTGAAGCAATTGGACAAGCAACACAAGAAAAACTTAATGCACAAGTTCAAGAAGCAATTTCAATGATAAAACCGCAAGATCCGCAATATCAAGAAAAAGTTCAAGCTTTACACCAACAAGCAAGTGCGGGTTATGATAAAACCATGGCTAAAATTAAAGAAGATTTAAAAGGTTATGCAATAGAATACAGAAAGCTTAAAGATTTAGAAAAATTGCTAAAATCTGATAAATTAAGATGCGTAAATATTGACATTGAAACCGATTCAACTATTAAAATTGACCAAAACCAAGAAAAAGCTGATAGGGTTGCATATATTCAAACAATATCGGGCATGGTTCAAGCTATGGCTCCAGTTGTTCAAAGTGGCGTAGTTTCAAAAGAAGCTTTAAATGAGTTTATTATATTTGCTTCAAAACCTTTTAAAGTCGGTCGCAATCTTGAAAATTTCTTAAGAAGCAATGAAGATGAAAATAAACCAGATGCTCAAGAGATGATGGCACAGATGGAAATGCAAATGAGACAAAAAGAAATGGAAATGAGACAAATGGAGTTGCAAATAAAACAACAAGAATCAATGGGCAAACTTCAAATTGAACAACAAAAAGTTGATGTCGAAAAAGCTAAATTATTAAATCAACAAAACGAATTTGAAACAAAACTAGAATTTGAAGATGTTAATAAACAAGCTGATAGAGAATCTAAAAGACTTGATTTAAAAGTAAAAGCTGGAACGGAAATTGTCAATGAACAAATCCGAAATGCTAACCAACCAACGGAGATTTAATATGCCATTAAAAAAAGGTTCATCAAAAAAAGTGATTTCTGCTAACATTAAAAAAGAAATGAAAGCAGGAAAATCGCAAAAACAAGCTATAGCTATTGCCTTGTCTACTGCGGGTAAATCTAAAAAGAAATAATTATGCATTTAAAAGATAGGTCTATAATAAAAAATATGATGATTCCAGAAAAAACAATTAAAATAGCTTATCTTAATCTATCTTGTATTAGACCAGATTTAAAAAATGTTAGATGCGTAGAAATAAAAATAAAAAATAAAACACAATATTTTGCGGATAATACAACGGAATTTTTTAAAAAATGGCATAGATATGTTACAAAACATTATTTGATTACTGATTTTTTAGAATTGAAAGAAGAAAGAAATAGACACAGAATAGAATGTTTAAATTGTTTTAGAAAAAGTTGTTTTAACAAACAAGAAATTTATAAACAATATAGAGATTTTATAAAAAACAAATTTAAAACAAATTACAATAATTATAAAAAAAATTGTTAAATGACAACTAAACGGCTTACTTACATTAACGGCGAGGCTCACTGGTTGGAAATAGAAAGCCGACCAATTAGTAAATTACCCGATGGAATTAAAGAAGATTTAACTCTTGATGGCTATATTAAAAAATATGGCTCAATTTACAATCATGGAGATGGTAAACATTACGATAGTAAAAGAAGTTATTTAGAAGCTTTAAAACAAAAAGGGCAACATATTAAAGATTATTAAAAAACTATTTGACAATTATTATTAACCAATTATTTTATTATGGATATTAAAGAAAGCTACAAAAATGAAATGCTTAATCTAATTGAGCAACACTCTGAAATTCAAGAGCAAGAAGCTGTTGAAGAAAAAGAAGAAACAGTAGAAACTGAAAATATCGAAGAATCACCACAAGAAGAAGAAACCGAAAATAAAGAGAGTGAAAATATAGAACCAGAAGTTGATTTTGATAAGGAATTATCAGGATTACCTAAGGAACTTATCGAAACTGTCAAAACATTTAAAGACCCTGAAGACAGGGCAAAAGCTATAAAGATTGCCAAGGAACAGCGTGCTCGAGAAGACAGGCTGCACTTACAACTAGGCAATTCTAAAAAAGAGCTTGAAAATATAAGCGGATTATTGAAAAGTATTCAAAGTAATCCTGCCGAAACTTTTAAAGCACTTGCAAAACAAGTCAATTTTGACTTAAGAAATGCCGTAGATGAAGCTGTTATGGAAGATGAGTTATATCTCACGCCAGAAGAGCAAATCAGACGCGAATCAAAACATATACAACAAAATTCTTATAAACAATTACAAGAAGAGGTTAATAAGAGAGAAGCAAGAGAATTGTTGGCGGATTTTTTAGAGGATACTTCCCGTGACGAAGAATTAATAACAAACTATCAATCTGAATTTGTTAATTTTTATAATCAAGAATTACAAAAAGAAGGTGTTAAAGATTATTATCCTTTAAAAAATAGAAAAAAAGCATTAGAAATAGCTTATAAAAAATTAGAAATATTGCAACCTGATTATGAAGATAAAATGAGAGCAAAAATTTTAAAAGAAATGAATGAGCAAAAAAAGGAAAAATTTGATGAAGCCAAGAGGCAACAAAAAATTTCTAAACCTGTAGCTAATGCGAATAAGCCAACAACTTACGAAGAAACTCAAAAAGCTCTAATTAGTAAATACTATGTATAAGAATATAATTATTTAGTAATTTAAAACAACAATTATATGGCTGGAAATCCAAATTATACTTCATTAATTTCGTCAACTCTTGACGCATTTATGAAAGACAAGCTTACCTCTTCGGTAATCGGCAATAACGCATTGTTAAAAACATTGCAAAACAAAGGTAAAATTGTTCACGAAACTGGCGGTAAATCATTTGTAGAAAATATTGCTTACGCAAGCAATACAACTGTTCAATTTCAAGACCCTACAGATTTGTTAGATACAACTCCACAAGAAGAATTTACTTCTGCGGTGTTTTCTCAAAAAATGCTTACAGGAACTGAAACAATTTCTCAAAAAGAGTTATTGCAAAACAGAGGTAAAGCTCAAATTTTTAATTTACTTGAAGGTAAAAGAAAAAATTTACTTGATAGTCTTAAAAATGCTGTAGGAAGTGCATTATTCGGCGATGGAACTGGATCTAGTGGTCTTACTATTGGCGGTTTACAATTGTTAGTTGCTGATGATCCAACAACTGGAACAGTTGGCGGAATTGATCGCTCAACCAACACTTTTTGGAGAAACCAAGTTTATGATTTCTCTACTTCTGCTAGTGGCAATGCTTCTGCAACAAATATTCAAGCTGGTATGAATAGTTTATATTTATCTTGCCAAGTTCAAGAAGGAGCTTTTCCTGATTTGATTCTTGCTGATAGAAATTATTTTACCTTTTTTGAAAATTCTTTGCAACAAATTCAAAGAATCACAACTACTGGTGAAGGAAAATTAGGCTTTGAACAATTAGCTTACAAATCAAGCCAAGTTGTTTATGATCCAAGTTGCCCTGAAAATCACATGTATTTCTTAAATACTGATTATGTTAAATTCCAACATTTGACTGATTCATTATTTGATAAAGGCGAAACACAAAGACCAATTAATCAATTGTATTATGTGACTCCTGTTTACATGTATGGAAATTTAACTATAAGCTCTGCTAGAGTTCATGGTGTTGCTAAAAATTAATTTTAAGGAAAAATATGTCTAATTTTATAAATATTGAGGCTGATATTGTACCACAAGCAATATCTGAAACTTCAACAACTCGTAATTGTGCTTTAGGTAAAATTATTAGAGCTGTTGATAAAGATTCAACTAACTACGGAGTTGGTGAATTTATATACTTAAAAGGTGCAGCTTCTACAGTTGTTGGTTCAATTGTTTCCTATGCTGCTGATGATTTTACAACTTCATTAGCCGTAGCTAACGATAGAGCTCCAATTGCTATTGCTATGTCTGCCAATGTTGCCCATCAATATGGTTGGTATCAAATTTCTGGTAAAGCAGTTGGTAAAGTTCTAACGGCTTTTGCTGATAATGCTACTTGTTATTTAACCTCAACAGCTGGGTCAATTGATGATGCCGTAGTTGCTGGTGATTTAATTTATCGCATGAAAGGTGCTTCTGCTATAGGAACTCCTTCAGCAGGACTTGCTGAACTAGATATTGAGCGTCCATTTGTTCAAGATGGTGCAACAGTCTAAAACTTATAGTTAGGGGGGCTAATACTCCCCTAATTTAATCTTAAATTATAAATTATGACAAATATTGTAGAGCCAATTAACCAATATAGAACCGAAGAAAAAGACAAACTTATTGTTCAGTTTTTTGATAAAAAAAGACAAACCACAAATGAAGATTTAGAGACAATAGACACTTTAGACGAAAATGGTAAGCCAATTTATGATTTATATGTTGAAATTTACAATAAAGAAGATCCATATTCTGTAGTATGCAAAAGCGTAGAAAAAAATGATTATGTAATTACATTAAAAACTGGAACCAAAAAAAGATTTAAATACGATGAAGTTTATAAAAAAGCTTATAAAATTTATTTAGATAGAAAAAACAAGATAGAAGAAGAAAATAAAATTGATTTATTAAAAGATATAAAAATTGAAGAATTAAAAGCAGAATTAGCTAAATTAAAAGAAAAATCTAAAAAAATTAATAAAGAAGAACCAAAAATAATTAATGAATTAGAATAATGAGCTTACTTACCCTTTGCACAGATATATTAAGAGAAACTAAATCATCGAATATTCCCGCAACTATTATCGGGAATAACGATGATGTTTCTCAACAAATATTTCAAGCAGTAAAAACTAGTATAACTGATTTAGCTAGAAATTATCAATGGCAGGAACTTCAAAAAGAAAATAACTTTTCAAGTGTTGTAAACCAAGCCACTTATGATTTACCTTCTGATTTTGATAGATTAGTTGATAATACTTTTTGGAATGCTAGTCAAAATTGGGCAATGATAGGGGGCTTAACTCCTGAAAGCTGGAGAGTCTTAAAAAATTCATTAATTACACAAGCCGAAACGGTTCAATACTACAGAATTAGAAATAATCAAGTAGTTATTCATAGAACGCCGTCAGTTGTTGAAAACTATGTGTATGAATATATTACAAAAAACATTGTTAAAAGCTCCTCCAATGTCGAACAAACAGGTTTTTTAGCTGATAGCGATGTTCCTGTAATTGATGAATATATTTTAAGATTAGACACAACTTGGAGATGGTTAAAAAATAACGGCAGGGCTTACGCTGAAGAAAAGTTAATTGCCGAAAAAGCTATTGCCGAAAGAATTAAAGCAAATGGATCAAGAGGAACAATTACAGCTAAACCAATTATTGATATTTATAATTCTAACATTAGTGCTTATAAACCAATTAATGTATGAGACAATCAATAAGTTCAAAACCATTATTGCAAGAAAGAAACGGACAAGCACTTAGAGTAAACATTCCTTCACCTTACGGCGGTTTAAATACTCGAGATTCTGAAAGCAACATGGAGCCAACTGATGCGGTTGTATTAGAAAATTTTATACCCGAACAAGGAGCGGTTAAATCAAGAAAAGGTTTTATTCCTTATTGCACTGGTTTAACTAGCTATGTAGAAACACTAATTGAGCATTACTCACAAGCTACAAGAAAATTTTTAGCGTGCCATGATGGAAAAATAAGCAACATTACAAACCCCGCAAGTGTAAGTGTTTTAGGTAGCGGATATACTAACAACAAATGGTCAACAGTAGCTTTTAATGGCTATACTTTATTAGTAAACGGACAAGATGCTCCAATCAAATTTGATGGCTCAACAATCACAAGCAATGCAATAAATCCTACTGGTGGCTCTGCTTCTTCTTTAAATGGAATAAACATATTTAAAAATACAGTTTATGTTTGGGATACCAATTACCCTTATTTTTGGCACGGCGCCGTAAATGCTATTGCGGGAACATTTCAAAAATTTGATTTAAGTTTTGTTTGCCCTAATGGTGGCAATGTTTTAAGAATGGAAACAATTACTAGAGATGGTGGCTCGGGGGTTGATGATTATTGTGCATTTATAATGTCAAATGGTTATGCGGTTGTTTATGAAGGAGACGACCCTAGCAAAGCTAATCAATGGGCATTAGTTGGCGTTTATAAAATAGGCGTGCCAATGTCTATTAGGTCAACTTGTAAAGTATCTGGCGATGTTGCAATATTAACCAATCAAGACTTTGTTTTATTTTCAACTGTTTTGCAAAATGAAGGGCAAATTGTAAGTAATACCAAATTAAGTGGTGCGGTTATTGATGTTGCTCAAAAATATATTAATAACAGCGGTTGGGAAGTAGTGGCATATCCAAGAGGAGGTTTATTATTTTTTAATGTTCCACTTGCCACAAATACACAATACGAGCAATACGGTTTTAGCACAATTACAGGTGCAGGATTTAAATTTTCTGGACTAAATGCTATAACTTGGGGTTTGTATAATCAAAGGCTTTATTTTGGTGGAAATGGTGCGGTATATTTATTTGATGAAGGTTCAGAAGACAATGGAACTTTTATTAATTGCAAAGCACAAACAGCTTACAACAATTTAGGCTCACCAGCTGAAAAAATTATTAATTCTTATAGAAATACTATAAAAATTGATGGCTCCGCAACTGTTAATAGCATTGTTAATTTTGATTACGGCAGAACATTAACAAGACAAACAAACAGCGTTGAAGCAAGCGGAAGTGTTTGGGACGATGCTGAGTGGGATACTTCTGAATGGTCTTCAGAAAATGAAACACAAAACAAATTAGTTTATGCGTCAGGACAAGGTGTTGATTTGTCAATGAGGATAGAAGCTAATTTAAAAGGTCAACAGCTAAGTTGGTATAGAACCGACTATAGCGTAAATGTCAACAATATTTTATAAATTATATATGAATTTAAAAAAATTTCAAGAAACAACTGGATGGAAGTTAAAAACAATACAAAATGCAGATAAAGACAAACAAATAAATTCAACAAATATATTTTCTAATTTAAGCTCTACTGAAAAAAAAGATTTGTTGTTAAATAATCCTAATATTATTACTCCTGAAGGAAGTCAAACTTATGATCCTTATACAAATACTTTAAAATTAAATGAATCTGAATTTACTAAAAATCAAAGATTAGACCAAGAAAGGTTGGCAATGCAATTAAGCGGTTCATTAACTGGTAATTTGCCGTCAACTGATAACGAAGCAGTAAGACAAGCAACATTTGAATTAGGAAAAAGACAATTAGACCCTGAATTAAAAAGCCAAAGGGAAGCTTTAGCAACTAGATTAGCAAATCAAGGTATTCCTATTGGAAGTGAAGCTTATAATGCTGAAATGAATAGATTAGAACGCTCGCAAGGCGACCAATTAAATGCCTTATCTTTACAAAGCTTACAAACTGGTATTCAAACAGCCGAGGCACAAAGAGCCGCTAGATTTAATGAAATATCTTCATTATTAGGTAGAACTCAAGTTGGTGCGGGAACTAATTTTGGACAATATCAATCTAATTATCAAGGTTTGGATTTAATGGGGGCACAACAAGCTGAATTAAATAGACAAAATCAAATGAATATAGCAAACCAACAAGCGGAGGCAGCAGTTACCGCAGCACAATGGCAAGCCGCAGGTTCTGCAATTGGTGGAATTGGTAAGGCATTCTCTGATATTGATTTAAAAACTAACATTAAATTTGAAAATAAATTAATAAATAACTTGCCTATTTATTCATTTGAATATAAAAATAGTAAATATGGAGTTGGACGCTTTGAAGGTGTCATGGCTCAAGATGTAGAAAAAACCTATCCTGAAGCCGTCGGAATTAATCCAGAGGGTTATAAAATGGTTGATTACTCTAAAATTGGAATAGAATTTAGGAGGGTTAATTAATGAGACCTAGTGGAAGAATTGAAACATTAGCTCGCAGGGGCAAAAATGTTGAAAGACAGCTTTTAGAAAATGCTTTAGCAAGTTCTCAAAATGTTAGTCAATTTGCTATGGATCCTAGCAACTTTGGCAGTGGTAGAGCTGGAGCATTTGGTGCAATTGCTCAAGGTTTAACTGCTGGAGCAGGTGCATTTGCTCAATATAGAAATAAACAAAAATTAGCTCAATTAAACTCCGAAGATGCTGACGCTTTCGCACAATTTGCAACGGAAAAGGGCAATCCTGAGCTAGCTAATGTAGCCTCAAGATTAAGCCCAGAAAGTAGAGAAGCTTATTACCTTTCAATGGCTTTACCTCAATCGCAAAATAGCAATATTCCTTCGGCAATTAGAGAATTTGAATATTACAAAACTTTACCAACAGAACAACAAGCTCAATATCTTGGCGTTAAAAGAAATATAGCTGGCGAAGGTGGTATTGTTAGATCAACTGGAGCTATTGAAACATTAGGAGGCTATGGACAAGCTGGTGCCCAAAAGACAGGAATGGAGCAAACTGCTAAAAATGTTAGTGATTTAAATTATAAACCTTCTATAGCGGGAAAATCCACTTTTGCTGAAGGAAAAGCGGAGGAAGATGTTAAAGCACAAGAAAAGTTTAACAAGGTTAATGCTGACGCTAGTAATTTAACAAGTTTATTGGATACTTTAACAACTCACCCTGGCGTTCCTGATTTATTTGGTGCCAAAGGCGGTGGTGCAATTTTATCTTATGTTGGCAAAAAAGAACCAATTGCAGGCAGTAATGCGGCAGGAGCAAAAGCTTTATTCGACCAAGTTAAAGGGCAACAATTCCTACAAGCATTTGAAAACTTAAAAGGTGGTGGTCAAATTTCTGAAAAAGAAGGTGAATCAGCAACTAAAGCTTTGTCTGCATTAAATGAAAATATAAGCGAAAAAGAATTAATAAAAAATATTGGAATCCTAAAAAGCACTATTGATAAAGCAAAAACTAGAGCCGCAATTCGTGCAAATCAAGGTTACCAAAGGGGAAGCGTTCAAATTAACAACCAAAATGTAGATCCAAATCAAATGGGTTTAGATTTAACAACAATGATGGGCAATCAAAGAAGCCCACAACAAAAACCAGCTAGCAATATTAAATTTTTGGGGTTTGAATAATGCCAATAGCTAAAATACAATTACCAGACGGAAGAATAGGAAGATTTGAAGTAGCAGAAGGCACAACGCCCGACCAAGTATTAGAATTTGCCAATAATCAATTTGGCGGACAACAACAAATGCAACAACCACAAGAAAGAGTTCCAACTCAACCTACGCAATATGTAGAAAAAAACACGCAACCTCAACCTTTAAGCCAAAAAGAAGCTTTATTAACTACAGCAACTAATATACCATTTGCACCAAGAATTAAAGCGGGATTAAGTGCAATATCTGCAAAAGCACAAGGTGGCGATGAATCAATATCAAGATTCTATGATGAAGCTTTAAGCAATGAATTATCTAAGTTAAGACAGGCAAGAGAGCAATATCCAAAACAATCATTTGCAAGTCAATTAGCAACTGATGTTGTTGGAGGAGGAAGAATATTAAAAAGCTTAGGTGTAGCTGGCAATACAGCAAAACAAGCCTTAGCAGGTGGAGCGGTAATAGGTGGTTTAACAGCATTAGGTGAAACAAAAGATATAAGCAATCTTCCGCAATCATCAACTGATTTATTAGCTGGTGGAATTGCTGGAGGTGTTGGTGGCGTTGCTGGTCAACAAGCTGTTAAAGCATTAGGCAAAGCAAGTAAAGCCCTTCCGAGTATTATTCAAAAATTTAAACCAAATACTCCTGAAAAAGTTTTATCTAAGGTTATAACCCCCGAAGAAGCAGGCACACAAGCTCGTAAATTAGCAAGTAAAATAGAACAAGGAAGAATTACCTCATTACCTGAGCAAGGTGATGAAAATATTTTAGGATTAACTAGATTACTCGGTAAAACCCAAGGTAGCAATAAAGTTATTGCTGATTACATAAACAAAAAATCTATAACATCATCAAAAAGAGTTGGTGATTTAATAAACAAAAACATTAGTAGCGAAAACTATTTTGATAGCATTGACAATATAGTTAAAACAAGAAGTGAAGTTGCTTCACCGTTATTTAAAAAAGGTTATGAAGAGGGAAATATTGCCTTGAATCAAGCTATGACTTCGCCACTACCAAATAATGCAAGAGTTGGTAAAATTAGAGAGCTAATTAATGACGATAGAGTAAAAAATGTTATTGCAAAAGCAAGGCAAGATTACGGAATTAATCAAGATATTCCTGATGTTTCTATCGAGAGTTTACACGGTGCAAGACAAGTTGTTGATGATATTATAAACACCGCTAAAAGAGCTGGAGAAAACAACAAAGCTAGAAGCTACATTAATTTAAAACAACAATTAAATAATGTAATCTATGATGTTGCCCCAACAATGAAACAAGCCGATAAAACATTTGCTGGCTTGTCAGCATTAAAAAACTCACAAGAAGAAGGTTTAAATTTTGGTAAATTAAGAAATGGCGAAGAAGTTAAAAGATATATTTCTGGTTTAAGCGACGGAGAAAAAGAAACTTATAAAATAGGGATTAAAGATTATCTAATGGATAAAGCCATGAAAACTGGCGATGCTAATTCATCTGCACGCAAAATATTCTCGCAACCATTAG